GATACCTCCTTAAGTTGTCACCGTTCCAAACCCTTTGAAAGCAATCAGAAGCGAGTATTCACCAGACGCTGCCTTAGATACTGCATGAAGAGGGATCATATCAGAAGATCCGTTACTTGCAACGTCAACAACAACTAGACCGTGAGCGGCTGTACTTTCGCTCGCGTCGATGTCGAGTTTTCCAGTAGTGCCTGGAGTGATGGCAGCGGCATCTGCGCATTTTATGGTTGCCTTGAATATTGACATCGGGAACACTTCAACTGTCGCAATTCTGTAGTATTTACCTGTGAGCATATTAGCCCAAGTTGTCTGATTTGCGGACGGTTGCCTCACCCATTTTGGTTCGTCGATTATACGCCCTAGACAGAAATCTTTACCATTTGCGAGGGCGGTAACCACTGGAAGCCCATCTGTCGCATCGAAGGTGTTTCCTGTGTCATCCGAAAGTGCTACGAAATCACCTTGGCAGATTTCAGTTGCTAGCGTGCATACTGTCTGTTTTCCAAAGGGTCCGTATGCTGATGAATTGACAGTAATATTGCCTTCGTTGAGAATTACTGGAATCTGTTTTACCTGTCCGTAATCTCCGCTGATTGAAGAAGTTGCCATGTTCAGACCTTCCCAAGCTTCGCATTCCACGCGCTGTTAAGCTCTTCGTATGATTTCCCATTGTCAGGATTACTGGAATTTACTGTTCCAACCCCTTTAGAAAAATTAGATTTCATGATTCCTGTAATTGATTTGATCTGTTCAACTGTGGGATTTGTTGACATATAGCTCTCAGCCGCTTCTTTTGACATTATTGAGTTCAGTTCTTTGACTGCCTCTTCCCTTTCGGCTTTTGATTTGAGCTCAGTGTCATAGGATTTGATAGCTGACTCAACTGCAATTTTAATCCGGTCAGCCTCTCCGGATTCAAGGGTTTCGTATTTCTGTTTCCAGGAAACAAGTTCTTTCTCCAGGTCGGTTTTCTGTGATTCCAGGGTCTTAATTTGACTCTTGAGCTGTACATTTTCAGAGACGGTTGATTCAAACGCCTCTACTGACACGGCGGGTTTACCGCCTCCGGTTTTGTCTGTCATTGTTAAATCCTCATTAGTAGGATATTTTGAAGCAAGAATCGCAGCTAATTCAGGACGAATCCCAACGCCCATTTCAGGCGAAGCTGCAGGAGTATACGGAGCAGTAACAATTGTTACCCCAGTGCCGTAGCCTTTAATCACATCGTAAGAATTTTTTCTAAATTCGATAGGAATACATTCTTGAGAAAGTCCCATGTAGTCATCTGAATAAATGAGAGCAGATAACCACTCAGGGATTCCTGAAAAAGAGCAAATAACTAATTTTTTCTGACTGTCATATTCTACATCATGAATTGTCGCTTTAACCCAGTCATGATTGTATTCATGGTTTATCGAGACGAGCCCGCCTTCCCATGTTTTATAATCGCGGGAAAGAAACTCTTCAGTTAGAGTAGCTTCGTCTCCGAAAATAGAATAAGCATGCTGACCAGCGCAGGCTATAGCCATGCGGATGTCGCCATTATCGAGTTTTTGAGGGGAGAACGAGCGCAGAGGCTCAGTAATGAAATGCTGAGGAGGATCGCCGATATTTTGTGGCATGTATGAAAAATATAGGAAGAATATATATCAAGGAAAATTAAAAACGCCTTTTTGAAAAGACGTTGAATGCCTGAAAAACCGACTTAATGTGAGGCTCTGTATTGAGTTAAAAATAGAAGGTTAAGGTATTTAGACCTGAGAAAAAAGAGAATTGATTATAGAGGCTGTTATAACTTCCTGAAAGAAAGCTGGTATTAATACTCCTCCGGTAATGTCGTCTTACTCCAAACTACCGCGCCTTTTGGCGGTTTGTATGGTATTGAGTTTTCAAATTTGACAGGATTTTTGAGATGCCAGAAATAAGATTTCCCCCTCTGAATATCGGGCGCGAAACTCAGATATCTTCCTGATTCTTCCCCTGAAAAATCGGCTAACTTTAGTTTTTCACATGATTCTATTTCCACAGTTCCTAGAATCAGACCTGTAGGAAAGTGTTTATAATTATATGGGGCAAAATATTTTGATGGTAGCGTTCTTTTTTTCCTCTGGAGTTCCCATACTATACTATTCACATGTTCGCAATCATCCAGACTCAGAGGGGTTTTGCTCGCATAGATTGCAATCCGTCCCCTTATTTGGGTATGTCTACTCCTTACTTCAATAGTTTTCAGCCCTTCCACAATCAGAGATGCAAATGGTTGCCGGACTGCTAGAACTCTTATCTCTTCAGACATTAACAGCAGCCTCCGTTAACTTATACTTCATCCCCTCCGGGCTTTTCAACCACTCCTGATATACAGGATTCGCCTTCTGAGCGCAATCAGGACAGATAACCTTCCCATGAAGTTCTAGGCTTCTGGTTGCCGAACCTTCGCCCAATGAGAACCCACATTTTGAGCAGGGGAATGATTCCGAGGACATTTAAACCACCTGCTTGAGCCAGCTTTCGGATTCTAATTTTACGTTTGTGGAAGTGAGAGAAGACAAGGATAAGACCTCCATATTAAAGGGATTGTGTGTATCTGTGTGTACACACTACTACTATACTATATTCTATCTTAGTAAGTAGTAGTAGTAGTAGTAGTAGTAGTAGGTGTTTGTTTTTTCAGTTGCAGTAAGCCGTTTTCATCATTTACATGGTTCCCGCAAGCGCATTGTAAACCAGTAACAATAAGCTTCTGTTTTCCATTTACGAGTTTCCGGCAGTACGAATTATACATATATTCGCCGCATTTCTCACAGATGGTTTTAGGGTTCTTGCCTTTTCCTCTCCAGTATTCTTTATCTGATGCTTTCATTATTAGATCACCTAAAAAAGGATTAAATTAATTGAAAGACGGTTTGAGGATTATTCCTCTTAACTGCTGCATTCCATTTAATCTTTGTCTATAGTATACTACACACTAAACATATATATAACTTGTGGTTAGCGTACTAATAACAAAACTAGAATTTCATATATAACAAATTCGACTGATATCGATATTCTTTATTATTTCCAGATATGATTATTGTATATACGAATTTAATTTGATATATACACAATTAGTTCCTTAGTGGAAAAGTGGGGTTAATATTTCTTTTTTTGTACTATTTTTTGATGAAATTTGGCTTTATTTTAATACAATTTGTACATTTATACGGATTGTACGAAAAGTACTTATATGAATAGTGCGTATAGTAGTATTGTACTAGGGCGAAAGGCCCTGCGAGAAAATAAGAAAAGGTGAAAAAGAAAATGATATATGGAAAAATTTTGAACCTAACCCAACATGTAGCAACCCATGAACAGATCGAAGCCGGAGTGTTCGAACCTTCTGCTGAAGACAAGGAGAGGATACAGAAACTCCTTACATTTGATGAAATTGCCGAAACTGAATCATGGCACATGTACCAAAGGGCTGAAAAAATAGCGAAAATCGCTGTAAAATATTTCCCAGATGAATATGACTCCGAAGAAAACTATCGAGGATTTGCCATGATAGGTGGTGCACCATATTTCATGGGGAAAATAGAACGGGTTCTACATTCTGAAGAAGTTGATATCCTGCCAATGTACGCTTTCTCAAAAAGGGAAAGTATTGACCAGACCCAGCCCGATGGTTCGGTCAAAAAGACCGCAGTATTCAGGCACTGCGGATTTGTGGAGGTCTGAAAATGACCTCAAAACTCAACGCACTGGTTGGCAGTTTTCCTCTTGAGATACTAGATAACACACACAAAGACATCACCGACAAAGTGTTATACGCAAGACTTAGAGGAATGGAAATAGATGGTGCATCTGATAGACAGATGTATTCTGAAGTTTTCAAACATATTGACCCAAAAGAAATTCCCGCGTTTCCAGGTGGGCTGAAATATGTCGAACGTGGTGCATATTGCTTCAGGTTCGTCGCGAATGAAAAATATTACAGGACCCCAAGCTTCGAGGTAACACCTGTTCAAGATATAGAACAGGAGCTCAGAGCGCTTGCTATCAGATTTGATTATGAACTCTCATCTGAGGAGTACAAAAAGGCCGAACTTCTAGAAATTGAAGGGCTTCCATATGACAAGAAGTATTTGCTCCCTCCTAGGGTAAAGTGGACGTTGTGAATCACACACACGAGGAGTTCACAGGAGAGGAAACAATGCAGGACCAGAAAAAAGTAAAATTCGCGGATGTCCATCCGACAACCCGCGAGAAGTTTAAAATTTTCGTGAGTAAATTAAAACTCGATGGACGCACCATAAATGGTCATCGAGTAAAAACACTAGAGGATGGCATGTTATATGCTATGATGCAGGCTGAGAGAGTGCCTGCGCTTGAATATGAAAACATGGAATTGAAAGAGAAGATAAAGGAACTCGAGAAGGAGAGCTAAATCATGGTAGATAAAAAAATATTGAAAGTAATGCAGGACATTGTAATAGCTCTCGAATACCCTCTACTCGGAGTAAAGCCTTTTAATTATACTCCTACAAAAGGATGGGAAGAACATTACCTCAATAATGAAAGATGGCTGCTTGAGCATTTGAAGGAAGTGCCTGCTAAAATTCAAAAAATGAAAGATGAAAACGCACTAAAATACCATGCGGAACTTGAGGCAAATCGAGAGAGAATAAAGGCTCACCTTGATATGGAAGTTCGTGAAAAGGAACGGCTAAGAGAAGAACTAGGAGTATTGCAGGTAAAAATGTATAAGAGGTTTAAGGAATATGAAGATGAGATTAAGGTTATTAAAGAAGAAAATGAACTGCTGAGATCTGGAAAAGAGAGAGTTATCATTGTTGAAAGACGGAATTAAAAAAGAGATTAAATTATTTTTTGCCAGGCATCCCGCCCGCCAATCTATACAGCTATCTGTATAGTGCCTTTTGAAAAGGAGGTATATTAAGCCTCCAATTCATCAGTAATCAGTCCAGATTCAGCAGGAACCTGAATATCTGGTTCTTCTTCGCCGTTCTCTTCTTCCGCCGCAAAATTCTTTAAGAAATCAGCAACGGCTGACCCTCTTTGAAGCGTGTAATCTTCCCCTACCGCTTTTGAGATAAAGGGGTAATCCGCAGAACTGCAAATAAACCGCACCACCATACCTTTTCCGAGTGCGGCTGCCTTCTTTGCGATCAGTTCTTCTGTAGTATGGGAGCCTTTTATTTCGTATTCCAGGCCAAGCCATTTCCCGTTTTTCATTCCCTTAATATCCACATCCCCATTATGATTTATCGCAATTTCCTCGAAATTTTCAGCCTGCATTACTGGCTCAAGCTGGAGGACCGAAGCGAAGTGATCTAGTTTCATGTCCCCCAAATGCGGTAATATTACCCGTCCATTTCTGACAGATCCTTTCGGCATAAAACCAGCTACCGTTCCTCTTTTTTCAACTCTGGTAAGTGGATGTTTTTCATAGCCCTGTTGCAATAATACGGATGCGTCGCCCTCAAACCAGTCGGAAAGTATTATCTTATGGTCTGCTATCAGGTGCTTAAATTCACGCTTAAATGACAAACCACTATCAGTAACTGTTTTTTTGTCTTCGTAACCAATTCCTTTTATGGTTTTGTGCTCCCATTCGGTTGATTCGAAATAGATTGGTACTCGTTCGTCGTCATTGTCTCCGAAGAGTAACAGACCCTGCCCAACATCACAGTTAGAAAGGATTGCACACTCACTCTCGGTGAGTTCGAAATATTCTTTGACGTCATTTAGTGACTTTTTAATATTATTACCCATTAAAATGTTTATATACGTGTTTGTTCTGAAGTCTTCGCCTACACCATTCTTTGAGAAATCTGACGGTTGATGTGTTGCAATCCATTGATAGAATTTATGACTGCGACCCTGTGTAAGCCTCTGTAGCATCTGTTCCCTCAAGAGCTTGTCTCTTAGATACACCCCGCCTTCATCAATGGCAAGATAAGTCTCTCGTTCATTGTGAGTGCTGAACCTGGAAGCTATGGCCCCGTTGACGACATAAACGTTTTAATTTCGTCAGGAACATTAGCCATGTCAATGATTATGAAGTCTTTATTGAGATCCAGTCCTTTGGTCTGATTACAGTACCTATTGAATAATCCAGTTGGAGAGAACTGATAGGTCTTGTTATAGAGGGCTTCTGCGGTCTTCTGCTTGGTCCCTAAGTTCTTATTTTCCTTATCAAGCTCCCACTTAAACCGAAGTGCCGGGTATACAGGCATTGGATTAGTGAAACTGTCCGGATCATCCCTGTAAATACCAGCCTGTTCATAC